GGGCCTCGGACGTCGCCTCGGCGATCTGCCGAACCGACAGGTTCGACTTGACAGCGTCGGCGACGAGCTTGGCTTTCGCGTATGCCCGTTTGTCGTCCCCGGCGAATTGTTCGGCGAGAGCGAGAGCGGTGGTGGAGAGAGTAGCCATGATGATCGTTGACCTTTCACAAGGGCCGCGCAATGCGGCCGGGGTAGTGGTGGTGTGGGCGGGATGCCCCCTGCTAGTCCAGTTCAACAGTGACGGCCACGGGTGTGAGCCAGTAGTCAGTAGGTCTGGTCTGCCCGGTATCGGGTCAGCCGTGCCTAGGTGCTGCTCTAGGTGTGTGGGTGTGTGCGCTGGACTAGCGGGCGGGATACCGCCGAACGATCGAGTGAGGCGCTATGGAGTTGTCAACATGGAGCCAATCGCGACGCCCGGGCGCAGGCCGCCCGATCCGAAGACCGGGAGGCCGCCGCCCCGAAGTGCGATAGGTCCAAGGTAGGGGCAGCGACCACCTACGTCTAGAGGCAAAACGGGTGACCACCGGGTGAACCGGGCCGTACCCCGATAGTCACCCGTCGAGGGTCTTGACACCCGGGACGAGGTGTGATAAGCGCGGGCACGGGGGTAGGGAAGGAGAGAGGAGAGGAGAGGAGGGGGTGCCCACCCCGTCGTGCACACGTGCCCCTAGCTGGCCCCTGGTCGGGCCTACGACGGCTTGGCAGGGCGGGCCGGTGTGGGAGGGCAGGGCAGGGGGTGGCAGGCCGTGAGGCGGGCACCTAGTGAGGCAGTGAGGGCAGGGTGAGCGGGACGGGTAGCAGGGTGACCGGGCACGGCACGGGGTGGCCGGTGGCGCGGTGGTGGTGGCGGGCCGGGGTGGTGGCGCGGTGGTGGCCCCCTACCCCGGGCGAAACCGGGAGCGGGCGGGGGAGGGGACCGCTCATCGTCCCGTCGGTCACATCCTATTTTCTGGGAGATAGTGTCAGACAGAATGGGGGTAGTGGTGGGCCTAGAACTTTGAAGAGAGATAAGAGAGAATCTGAGCTATGTAGGGAAAAGGCCTGGTCAGAGGGGGTTTTGGTACTAGAGGAGATATATCCTCTTGACTAATCTGGATTACCACCGATACCATCAAATCCATGACCAGTTCAGAGCTAGCGCAGGGGGTAAACCGTCCCCTACATACGAAGCGGGTGACCTTCGATTATGAGGTCGAAGGCAGCGGCGAAATCCTGACACTGTCGCACGAGGTGCCGGTGAAGAAGCGCCGGCCGAAAGACATGCGCAGCGTCGAACCGTTCGCCATGATCTACGGCGGGTGGGCATCGGCGCCGCTCGGACTGACAACCGGATCGGAGCTTCGCGTGCTCCTGCTACTGACGACCAAACTGCAGTTCAACGCCCCGATCACGCTCTACCAGGTGGAGCTCGGCGAGCAGCTGCACCTGGCCCAGTCCAACGTCTCACGCGCCATCACCGGCTTGCGCCGGAAAGGGTTCCTGATCGTCGAACGGGGGCGACGCGCCTGGCTGAACCCGACCCTGTTCTGGAAGGGGACACCCGACGTCCGCATTCAGACCATCGACCGACTGAAAGCCGAAGGGCTCCTGTCCCGAGAGGACGACTCATGAAGATCGACACCTGGCATGCCGCCTGCGGGAAAGGCTGGCACCAGACCGGCAACCGCACCGGGCACTGCGCCAAATGCCACGAAACCTTCCAAGGCCTCACCCTGTTCGACTGGCACCAGCAGATCGGCGACGACGGGCACGTGATCTGCCGCGACATGACCGGGCCCGAATCGGCGGCGAAAGGCAACCGTCTCGTCGACGGGGTCTGGCATGGGCCCGCGATGCCAGCCGAACTCCGCGAGAAACTGTTCGGGGTCAAGCCGTGAATTCCACCGCCGCCGTCCGCTACATGCGCGAGCACCCCGACGAGCAGGTGCTCCTCGTCAACGCCGCCATGACCCCCGTCTGGGTGGACGGCGAACTAGACAGCCTGAAAAGCGTCAACCTCCGCGACAGCGAGACGGAGGTCCTGGTCTACTGCCCCTCCTGCCAAGCCTGGACCGTGCAGCCACACGAGAGAACGAGGCACTGAAATGGAAAAAATCGACTTCGACCTGACGGTCGGAGAATACGGGGCGGAGCACGCCGAGCGCGTGCAGGCCTTCCTGAGCACGGTTGCCGAAGGGACCAACACCTCCGACGCCTACTGGATCCTGCCGATCATCGCCGACGCCCTCGCCCTCGGCTACGCGATCGGCCAAGAGGACGGCTGGAATGGCCACGACCAAGGACTCCTGCTCGAGTCGATGGCCACGCCCTTCATTCACGCCAGGGAGTCCTGATGGTCCGGAACTCACCGCTCATGTGGCTGCTCTTCCCCCTGTGGGCCATGTGGCTGCTCTGCAAGGCGACCTTCTGGATGTGCTACGCCGTGTGCTGGCTCTGCTACATCCTGATCTACGGGATGGCCATGGCGATCGTCGGGATCGTGAAGATTTGTACCCCGCGTGGGGGGCATCGGTAGAACCTTCTGTCGGCGATACTCAGCTTATTCACACCCGTTCGCCTTAGGGGGCAGCAGTGACCGACATCATGGAGCCGAACAGTCATGAGATTCTGGCGAAGTACGGTGTGCAGCCGGAAGAGGGAATCCGGATCAACATCCGGTCCACCCGTGCTGGCAAGTACAGCACCTACGAGATGTCCCGGGCCTTGGCCGTGGACTCCATGACCAGGCAGCACCGCTTCCAGGAGCACGGGCTAGTCGTCTTCGAGTCGGATACCAGCTACGAGATCAAGTGGGACGAACAAATGCCCGCCTGTTCCGTGCGCTACGAATGGATTGTCTGACATAATTCCTGCATGGCTAGACGTCCGGACGGTCCCACCTCTCGCACCGAGCGGGTGACTATCCGGCTATCCCCTTCCATGCTCAAGCTCGCAGACACGCTCCGCGGGGAAGAGTCCATCAGTGCCTTTATCCGGCGGCTCATCGCCGCTGAGGCACGCTCCTCTCGAAAGATCGACCGATGAAACGCCTCGTCTCCCTCACTGCCTCCATCGCCCTCGCGGCCGGCGCCCTGACCGGGATCGGCATGGTCGCCGCTGAGTCCGCGCAGGCCATGAACGTCTGCACGACGAAGCGGATCCCGCCCGTCTGGCCCTGGTACATGTGCGCGCCGCTCATTGGGACAACGGACTACCACTGCCAGTGGACCACCAAGACCACCTGCACCCGATGACCGAGCCGGGGAAGGGTCCCAACGCGCACCCGCGGATCAATGTCGAGATCGAGTGGATCGACGGCAAGCGGACGGAGAGCCTCATGCAGGCTGACTCCGTCGCCCACGCCGACATGAACCGCATGAACTTCGAGACCGTCAAGGTCGGCTTCACCGAGGACCGACCTGTAACCGCGTTCGGGATCCCCATCCCGATCTGGCTGGACATCCAATCCAAGAACATCGTCGCAGTGAGGGAGATCGTATTCTGATGGCTACTTTCGCAGGAGGAGGGCGCGTCGTCGAGGCAGTCCAGTTCAACGGACAGAACCTCCACGACGTCGCGGCATGGGTCAACGTCGAAGACGAAGAGCTCGAGATCAAGGGCTACTACACCGGGGGCAACACGGCCACGATCCTCTTCCCCGACAAGAGCAGCGTCGTCATCGAGCCGGGTGAATGGCTCGTCCACCGCTCCGGCAAGTTCATGACCATGAGCGCGTCGCGCTTCCAGGTCACCTACCACTACATCCCGATGGACGAAGACACCGACGAGACCCCGCCTCAGTTCGTGCGCGAGGTCCTGCCGAACTCGGCCGTCGTCGGCAAGCGCACCGAGTTCATCTGGCTGGCGCTCGGTGCCCTCGGCGGCGCCCTCACCACCAACATCATCTACGTGCTGGTCTCATGAACGTCGTGCAGGTGCCCGTGGCCACGCTGCACCAGCACCCGGACAACCCGAACAACGGAGACGTCGATGCGATCGCTGAGTCCATCTCGGTCAACGGCTTCTACCAGCCCATCGTCGTCCAGACCAGCACCCGCTACATCCTCGCCGGGAACACTCGATACGCTGCTGCAATCAAACTCGGACTCACCGAGGTGCCAGTCGTATTTGCCGAAGTCGACCGGAAGGCGGCAACTCGGATTCTTCTCGCTGACAACCGCACCAGCCAGCTTGCGTGGATGGACGAACCTCAGTTGGCAGGACTTCTCGAGTCCGTCTACGAGACCGAGCTCGGTCTCTCCGGTACCGGCTACGACTACGGCGACTTCTCCTCGCTCATCGACCTGATCAACGATCCGGTCGCCCCGGACGAGGTTGAATTGAATGAAGAAACCCCTGATCAGACCGTGGTTTCCGAGCGCGAGAGGGAGAAGCCGGGCCGGCACCTTAAATACACGATGGTCCCCGTCGTCGACGAGGATGGCCACTGCCGCGGCCTGTCCGTCCGGAAGAGCGACGAGCGGTCGATTAGCCTTCTCGACTACAACATGATCCGGAAAGCACTTGGACAGGACCCTCTCTCGCAAGAGGAGGCGGACACGTTCAACGTTCCCCACTGGCAGAAGGACTAGACGTGGCTGACGACGAAGAAATCCCTGATGAGACCGACATTTCCGAGTTGGCCGAGGCGGCTGACCCGGTCGTCGCCAAGTCGAAGCTCACCCGGCGCAACAAGGCCGCGGCCGTCATGCTCATCTCCGGAGCCACACCTCAGGAGATCGCCGACACTCTCGACTACGTGACCGCATCTCAGGCGAAAGACGCCGCCTACGGCGTCATCGGCAACACCTTCCGCCCCGGAGTGGACTACGCCGCCTTTCAGCAGCTTGCCGGCGCCCGACTCGAGGCCGTCATGAAGGCCGTCGCTCCGCTCGCGCTGAACCGGTACGTCGAAGTCGACGACCCGAAGACCGGGAAGAAGAAGAAGGTCCGGAACGAGGAGCAGTTCCCAGCCCTCCGGGAGTACCGGGGTGCCGTCACGGACTGGATCAAGCTGTACGGGCTGCAAGCTCCGACCCGTGTGGAGATTCAGACCCCCGCCGCGCAGGAGTTCGCTGCCGTCGTCGGCCAACTGGTCGAGTTGGCCAAGGGCCCGTCCGCGATCGAGGGGGACATCTTCGCCGACGTCATCGAAGACGACGAGGACGAAGAAGAAAATGCCTGATCACAGGGTAAAACTGACCTGGCGTGACCGCCTGATCGAAAGGATCACCTCCATGCCTGACCTGAGGGAAAATCGTCAGAGCATCGGCGTGATCTTCAAGCCTCACCTCTACAGCCTGGTCAAGCGGGCGGCCGAAGCGCGCGGCATGAGCCTGAGTTCGTACCTTCGGCGCGCCGTGCTGTCCTTTGCGTGCTTCGATCTCGGGCTCGACTGGTATGAGACGATGGCCGACGACCGGGGAGCGAACAAGATCGGTCGGCCTGCCAGTGATGGCGTGGAAAGTGGGGGCCACGGCTTCGGCAAGTGGCAGATCGAAGGGCTTCATGACTAGCACGACGCTGGCGACAGCTGATCTGAACGTCTCGATGACGCTCAGCCAGCTTGAGCAGGCGATTCAGACCTGGCCCGTCAAGGATCGCGAGCGCGCGCTGATCGAATACAACGCTCGGGTCAAAGGGGACCGGCAAATCTGGTTCTGCGAGAGCCCGGGTCGCGACTGCGACGGCCGTCCCCACGAGGGCGTGCCGTATCCGCACGCTCGCGCCGACCAGTGGCCGCCGCCGACTTTCACCTGGCTGGTCTGGCTGATCATGTCGGGCCGCGGCGCGGGCAAGACACGCACGGGCGCCGAGTGGGTCCGCACAATCAGCGCCCGTGTACCTCGTATCGCCATGGTCGGCCGCCGAGGCAAAGACGTCCGCCTCACGATGGTCGAAGGCGAGTCCGGTCTGGAAGCCGTGTGCCAGAAGGCCGGCATCATGTACGACTGGAAGCCGTCGACGTCGGAGTTCACCTTCGAGAACGGTTGCCTGGCCCTCGGGTTCTCCGCCGAGGAGCCCGACTCCCTCCGTGGCCAGCAGTTCGGGGCGGCATGGCTGGACGAACCGGCGCACATGGACCTGATCGACGAGGTCTGGTCGAACCTCACCCTCGGTCTCCGCCTCAAGGGCTACCCCGGCGGCGCGAAGATCCTCTGCACCTCCACGCCACTGCCGATCAAGTGGCTGAAAGACCTGATCAAGGCCGAGGGCACGTCACTCACCCGCGTGTCGACCTACGCGAACATCGACAACCTCGACGGCGCGTTCCGTGCGAACGTCTTGGCCCCTCTCGAGGGGACACGGAAGGGTCGCCAGGAGATCGAGGGGCAGTTGCTCGAGGATGTCCCCGGCGCCCTCTGGCAGGACAAGCTGTTCAAGCGGGTCAACTACAAAGACCGAGGGATCGACTGGCTCGACGTCTTCGATCGCATCGTCGTTGCCATCGACCCGGCCGGCACGAACAATCGCCGGTCCGATGAGACGGGGATCGTCACCGTCGGCCGCATCGGGCGGTATGCCGTCGTGCTCGACGACCGATCAGGCAAGTACAGTCCGAACGAGTGGGCCGCCGCCGCCTTCTCCGCCTATGCCGCCTTCGATGCTGACGCGATCGTGGCCGAGAAGAACTTCGGTGGCGACATGGTCAAGTCGACCCTGGAATCCCACATGGAGAAGACCGGCCAGTCGGCTCGAATCATCGTGAAGACGGCATCTCGCTCCAAGCAGCTGCGAGCCGAGCCGGTCGTGGCGCTGTACGAGCAAGGTCGGGTCGAGCACCTCCCCGGCCTAGCCGACCTCGAGCAGGAGCAGCTGACGTGGGTCCCCGGCAAGGGGGATTCCCCGAACCGTATCGACGCCCTGGTCTGGGCTGTCGACGAACTCATCAAAACTGCTGGTCAGGCCTCGATTGCGGATGCTCCGAGCGAGCGTCTACGCCAAGCTCAGCCCGGGGAAGCGACACGCGCGCTTGAACCGACCGTCACCACTGAACTGCCGCCGGGCATGGGACTGCCCGACGACTTCCCCATGAGAAGGATGATCGCATGAACGTAGACCTGAACCACCCGTGGATGATCGTGGCTGCCGTGCTGGTCGCCGTGCTCGGTGTCGGCCGCCTGGTCCGTGTGATCACCTACGACGACTTCCCGCCGGCCGCCGCCGTCCGAGCCTGGTGGGTCGACCTCACCCGAAATCGGGAGACCGGGGACATGGGCAAGTGGGGCAAGCTGGCCATCTGTCTCTGGTGCTTCACCCCGTGGATGATGGCCGTCTGCGTGGCGTGGGGCCTCCTAACCCACTTTGGCTGGGCATGGTGGCTATTCTGGGGGTGGCTCGGACTGAGCTACGTGACGAGCATGATCATCGTCCGAGACGAACCCGGAGAGTAGCAGATGCCACGAGAGGCCCGAGCGGCAGGGGAGTTCCGGAGCCAGGTCATGTCTCTGCCGAAGGAGATGCAGGCTAACGCCGTCGTCTCGTCGGCCATGAACATGAAGCTTCCGGACAACGAAGCTCGTTCGCAGATGCAGTCGGAGTCCTGGCAGGCGACCTGCTGGAACTACTTCGACATGATCCCCGAGTACCGCTACGCCGTGGCGTGGGTCGGGAACAACCTCTCCAAGTGCAAGCTCACCATCACGAAGGATGAGTTGCCGACCGACCAGGCCGACGCGACCGACGTCCTCAACTCCTTCTTCGGGGGCCCTGAGGGTCACCCTGAGATGTTCCGGCAGATGGGAATCCAGTTCACCGTCGCGGGCGAGGGCTGGGTGTTCGGTGTCTCCGACTCCATGGCCGACGACTGGTTCGTCGCCGCTGGCAGTGAGGTCAAGTACGACCCGTCGAGCGAGAGCTACAACGTGGGGATCGAGAAGTTCCCCGACGCGTCCGTCATCCGGGCGTGGAAGCCGCATCCTCGCCACCGCCTGAAAGCCGACTCCCCGTCTCGCGCGTGCATCCCCGTGCTGAGCGAGATCTTCCGACTGACTCAGCACGTCGCCGCGCAGGTGGACAGCCGTCTCGCCTCGGCTGGCATCCTGCTCATGCCCAACGACATCTCTCTCGGCGCCCCGAAGATCGAGAACGAGTCGGGCACCTCGCAGACCAACGATGTCGACGCGAGCGACATCGTCCGCCGTCTCATGGACACCGCCTCGAAGGCGATCCAAGACCGCGACTCAGCGGCCGCCCTCGTCCCGATCGTCTTCCAGGTCCCGGTCGACGCGGTCGACAAGATCAAGCACCTCACGTTCTGGACCGAGCTCGACAAGCAGGCCATCGAACTCCGCAAGGAAGCTATCCGCCGTCTGGCCCTCGGCCTCGACATGCCGCCCGAGGTTCTCGAGGGCACCGCCGACATGAACCACTGGGCGTCCTGGCAGATGGAAGAGGCGGCCATCAAGAGTCACACTGAGCCTCTCCTCGCCGTCATCACTCGTGCTCTCACCGACGGCGTGCTCCGCCCCTACCTCCGCTCCGTGGCCATGCCCGAGGAGGAGGTCATGACCTACGCGTTCGGCGCGGATACGACCGCTCTCCGCCTCCGTCCGAACCGCTCCAAGGAAGCCTTCGAGCTTTACGACCGTGCGATCATCGGCCAGCAGGCTCTCATCCGCGAGACCGGCTTTGATCCGTCCGACGCCATGGACACCTCGGAGCTTCTCACCTGGCTCAAGATCAAGATCGCGGGCGGCTCGGCCACCCCTGACATGGTCATGGCCGCAGCCGAAGAGCTCGGTCTCCACCTCAACGTCACCCCCGGCGAGGCAGGCGACACCACGACCCGCAACTCCACCGGCCAGGTGGAGGGCACCACGCCGCTCCTGCCGAAGAAACTGCAGCCGCAGATCGGTCCCGACGGCAAGGTCATCCCGCCGAACCCAGCTGCGAACCCGAAACAGGTGGCAGGCAAGCCGGGTCTGAACGACACCAAGAAGGTCAATCAGGCCCGGCCCACCCCCTCTCTCAAGGGTCACCCGGAGAACGTCGTCCCGACAGGCGAGACCGCTACCAAGCGGGACCCGCTGACCGCGGCCGCCACCGTGCTCGTCTACCGTGCGCTCGAGCGTGCCGGCAACCGGCTCAAGACGAAGATGGGTGGCCGGAAGATGGAAGGCGTCGGCGCGGCCGAGACCTACCGTCACATCAAGCCGCAGGCTGACGAGCTCGACAGTCTCCTCGCCTCCGCATGGGAGCCTGCCCGTCTCTTCTTCGGGGAGGGCACCGACGAGCTCACGCCGAAGATCGACGCGTACACGCGGGATCTCCTGCTCACCGGCAAGTCGCTCGAGACCGACACCCTGCACGCTGCTCTCTGGAACGACTGATGGACTCCAAGGCGTTCGCTGCGAAGCGGGGGGAGACTCTCGCGCAGTTCGACAGGGAGCTTGAGCCGCTGGTGCGGAAGTACGCTCCGACCCGCAACTGGACCGAGCTCGTCACTGCGGCCACCGTGCTCTGGCTGGAAACGTACGAGGAGTCCGCGCCGGGCAAGACCTCGCACTTCATCATGCAGCGTTTCCAGCGGGCACTGAAAGACCACCTCGGCAAGACGGCCAAGATGGCCGACCCGCCGGCTGAGCACGAGATTCAGCGGATCACGAAGTGGATCGGGACCTACACCGTCAACGACGCCACCTACTACGGCGGTCGATCGAACGGGCACAAGTTCAAGAAGTGGGTCACGCAGCACGACGCCGATGTCCGGCCGGCACACGCCGCCGTCTCAGGTGTGACCGTCCCGGTCGCTGACCAGTTCACCGTCGAGGGCGTCAAGCTCCGACACCCGGGCGAGCCGGTCGGGCCGCCTGAGGTATGGATCAACTGCCGCTGCTACCTGCAGATGGGTGGAGAAGGGTTCGCCGTAAGCTCTACGGCGTTCGACACAGAAGACCAGGAGGAGGCCATCATGGCTGCAGCCACCACCCCGGAAGATCCCACGGTCACCACCGAGGACCTCCCGGTCGACATCCCCGCCGATGGCGCGGACGGCACCACCGACATGCCGATCCCCTTCCACGGGGTCGCGGCGCCCATTGGTGTCCCGAGCGGGGACAAGCGCCAGTTCGCTGTCGGCGGCGTCACCTTCCGCGACATGCCCCTGCCGTTCTCCTACCAGGTCATGACCGGCCAGGCTGGGCACGACAACGCGGTCACCCCCGGCTACATCGACCAGATGTGGATCGACGACCAGAACTTCATTCAGTACAGCGGGTGGCTGAACCCGAACAACCCCTACACCTCCGAGCTCGTCGACGGGATCGCGTTCGGCAACATCCGCGGCACCTCCGTCG